AAGTCGTTCAGCTGGGTCCAGGAGTTCGCCAAGACCACGCCCTACGAGCTCGGCGATGTGATGGAAGCCTTCGTCCAGCTCAAGGCCTACGGGATCGACCCGATGAACGGCTCCCTCACCGCGCTGGGCGATGCCTCGGCCGGGATGAGCAAGCCGCTGATGCAGTCGGTCGAAGCTATGGCTGACGCGATTACCGGCGAATACGAACGGCTCAAGGAGTTCGGCATCCGCGCCTCGAAGCAGGGGGACAAGGTCACCTTCAGCTGGCGTAAGAACGGGAAAGACCTCAGCCGCACGGTCAAGGCCACCGGTACAGAGATCGAAGGCACACTGAAGGGCATCTTTTCTGACCGGTTTGGCGGGATGATGGCGCGCCAGAGTCAGACCTTTGCGGGCATGATCAGCAACCTCAAGGACAGTTGGTCCGCATTCCTGATGCTGATCGCGGGTTCAGGGGTTTTTGACATGGTCAAAAACAAGCTCGCGCAGCTGCTCGCCTGGGTAAACAAGCTGGCAGCGGACGGCTCGCTCAAGAAGTGGGCTGAAGATATTTCAGCCAAGCTGGAAACCGCGTTCAACTGGGCGATCACCTTCATCGAACGGACCGATTGGAATGCGGTTGGCGAAAAGATCAGGGCGCTCGGCGCGATCATCAGCGCGGTCGGTACTGGCCTGAAAAATGCCTATGGTTGGTATGTCCTGATCTCGCGCATTTCGAGCGCGACCGAATTGCCATTTGAGCTCGGCGCGAAGCCGTCAGCGCCGCGAGCAGAACCAACGCCGCCAGCATCAGTCCGCTACAGCCGCTGGATGGCTCGCGGGAAGAAGGGCGCGGCAGCCGATCCGGTGCCTCTGCCCGGGTTCGCCAAGCCGCGCGCCCGGCAGGCCTCGAACGACACGCAGGTTGGCGGCGTGATCCGCCTGCAGGTGGAGGCCAAGCCCGGCACTTCGGTGCGCACCGCGTCGATCGACGGCAGCAATCCGCGCGTCCCGCTGCGGGTTGATCTGGGCCGCAGCATGGCGGGTGCGGCATGAGCTGGAGATCCGAATATCAGCCCGGCAGCTTTCGCGGCGTGGCCTTCCGTACCGAAGGGCACGAGCGCAGCGGTGGCCGCCGCGTGGCCACGTTCGAATTTCCGGCGCGCGACACCCCGCTGACCGAAGACCTCGGCCGCCGCGCGCGCGAGTACTCGGTCGATTGCCATATCGTCGGTGCGGACTATCGCCTGCGCCGGGACGCCCTGCTCGATGCGCTGGAAGCGGCCGGGCCGGGGCTGCTGGTCCATCCCTGGCACGGCCAGATCATGGTTGTGGTGCTGGATTTCACGCAGAGCGAAGACCAGGCGGGCGGGATCGCCACGTTCCGGATCAGCTTTGGCGAAGCGGGACAACCGGTTGCCGCGCCGGCTGCAATCCCGGCCGGTCAAGCCACCGCGATCGAAGCCGCAGCGCAGCATAATGCCGCGCCAGCGCTGTTCGCCGGGCGCTTCTCGATCGATGGCGCAGCGGGCTTTGTCGAGGCGGCTTCGAGCCGGTTGCTGGCGGGCATGGTCGAAGCCACCCAGATCGCGGCCGGATTGCAGGGCGGAGCCGGGCCAGCACTGCGCGCGTTCGACGCCGGACTGCGCTATCTGCCCGCGAACATGGCCGCGCTGCTCCGCGCGCCGCTCAACCTCGCGAGCGCAACGATCGGCATGGTTTCAGCGCTGGCGCTGCTGGGGCCTGCGCCACGCACCCGGATTGCCGGACTGACCCGACTGGTCGATTGGCAGCCCGGCGACCCGGTGTTTCCCGAACGCACACCATCGCGCACACGCGAGGCAGAGAACCGCCGCACCCTGCTGTGGCTGTTTCACTCAAGCGCGGTGGCCGAGCTGGCGCGACTGGCGGCAGCGGCACCGTTTGCAAGCTATGACGATGCGATCGCGCTGCGCGACGCAGTGACTACCCGGCTCGATACCCTGGCGATCGACGCTGCTGATCGGGGCGAGGACGCCCAGGCCGATGCCTATGACCGGCTGCGCCGCGCGTTGGTCCGTGACATCGCGACGCGCGGTTCCACGCTGGCCCGACTCCACACGCTGACCCTGGCTACGACCGAACCTGCGCTGGTGATCGCCAACCGGATCTATGGCCGCGCCGGCGTGGATGGCCGCGCAGCCGACATCGCCGCCCGCAACCGCATTGCCCATCCGGGCTTCGTGCCGGGTGCCATGCCGCTGCAGATGCTGACGCTGGAAGGCGTCGGCGATCAGGTGGCGGCATGACCGAACCGACCTTCACCAGCCTGCCGGGCCATGAGATTGCGCTGGTGATCGACGGTCAGGCCTACCTTGGCTGGACCGAGCTGACTGTCGATCGCGGGATCGATTCGCTGTGCGGTGGCTTCGAGCTGACCCTGACCGCGCGCGAAGCCACTGCGCTGCCTGATTTTCCGATTTCCGCAGGCGCCGCTTGCGCGATCGCGCTGAACGGTTCGGCGCTGATCACGGGCTACATTGACCGCGTCACCCGTTCGCTCGACGCGAGCAGCCGCGGCCTGCAGGTAAGCGGCCGCGACAAGGCCGCCGACCTGGTCGATTGCTCTGCGCTCAATTCACCCGGGTCATGGGCCAATGCCACGCTGGAGACGATCGCCCGCGCACTGGCCGATCCATTCGGCGTAACCCTGACCTTCAACACGGCGACCGGCAAGGCACTGACCAAATTTGCGCTGCAGCAAGGCGAGACTGCCTTCGCCGCGATCGAGCGGCTGTGCCGGTATCGCGGGCTGATCGCCTGGAGCGACGGCAACGGCGGTGTGACCATCGGCAATCCAGACGCCAACCAGCGCTGCGGGGCGGTGATCGAAGGGGACAACCTGCTGAAAATCGAAAGCGAGCACGACGTGTCGCAGCGCTTTTCCAGCTACGTCATCAAGGGCCAGGCTAGTGGCAGCGACCATGCTAATGGCAAGCCGGTTGCCCAGGTCAAGGGATCGGCCGACGACAGTGCGATCGCGCGCTACCGTCCGCTGCTGGTGATCGGCGAGGAACAGTCCGATGCGAACAGCCTGACGGTGCGCGCCGCCTGGGAAGCGCAGACCCGTGCGGGCCGCTCGCACCGCCACAACGTGACCGTACCGGGTTGGTTTGCCGGGGCTGAAGTGTGGCAGCCGGGCGCACGAACCCGTGTGCTGGTGCCCAGCCATGGTCTGGACACGGATCTGTTGATCGAGCGCGTCCGCCTGACCCGCGACGCCAGCGGCGGCACGGTGAGCGAGCTGGTGCTGGTTTCACCGCAAGCCTGGCTGCAGCTCGCCGAGAGCGAAAGGGACGCGGCATGAACCCGCTGGAAGCCCGGCTGCGCGGAATGATCGGCCGCGCGATCGTGCGCCTGGTCGACGATGCCCGGCAAGAGCAGGAGGTGCAACTCGAGCTGCTGGCCGATGAAAGCCAGGACGCGGTCGAACGGATCCAGCCTTACGGCTTCACTGCGCACCCGCATGCCGGAGCGGAAGCAATCGTCGGCTGTGTCGGCGGGCTGCGCAGTCACATGATCGCGCTGGTGGTTGGTGACCGGCGCTATCGCCTGGCCGGACTGGAGGCGGGCGAGGTCGCGCTTTACGACGATCTGGGCAACTTGGTGAAGCTCGGCCGTGACCGGATCGAGCTCACGGCGGTGAGCGAACTGGCGATCAATGCGCCGCTGGTTGCGGTCACCGGTACTATGACCGTGACCGGCGATGTCGTCGCGGGCGGCAAGAGCCTGAAGAACCACGTGCATGGCGGTGTCCAGGCAGGCGGCGCGCAGACCGGGGCTCCGGCATGACGGACATCGCGCTAGCCTGGAACCCGGATTACTCCGCTGCCGATATGGCGCTGGGAGGCGGCATGCTGGCGGGCGACGACGGGATGCGCACCGCGATCCTGATCTCGCTGTTCAGCGATGCCCGCGCGCCGGTCGGTGCCGATCTGCCCGAACACGGCGACGATCGGCGCGGCTGGTGGGGCGATGCCTTTGCCGCCCCAAATCAGTTCTCCGGAGCAGGCAATGCGCGCGATGCCGATGCGCTGGGCTCGGCGCTGTGGTTGCTGCGCCGCGCCAAGAGCCTGCCGGCCGTGGTCGAGCAGGCCCGCCTCGCGGCCATCGCTGCGCTGGGCTGGCTGGTACGCGACGGTGTGGCGCGCACGGTCGAGGTTACGGCCGAAGCACTTACCTCGGCAGGACTGCGCTCGATGCTCGCGATCGGCGTCACGATCGACCGCCCTGAAGGCCCGGGTCGCCAGCGGTTCGATTTCACCTGGGATGCATCGACCGGAGAGGTCAACTTGTCATGAGCTTTATCCGCCCAACCCTGTCCGACCTGGTCGAGCGCGCGCGCAGCGACATCGAGGCGCGGCTGCCGGGTGCCGAGGCGCGGCTGCGCCATTCGGTGCTCGACGTGCTGGCCCGCACCCATGCCGGCGCGACGGCCGGGCTCTATGGCTATCTCGACTTCCTCGCCCGCCAGCTGCTGCCCGATACCGCCGATGGCGAGTACCTGGCGCGGCATGCCGGGATCTGGGGTGTGAGGCGCAAAGCCGCTGTAGCTGCGGTTGCCATTGTCGCGGCCACAGGTGTCAACGGATCGCCGATTGCGGCAGGGACCGAGTTGCAGCGCGCAGATGGCGCGCGCTACCGCGTTACCGCCGCTGCGGTTATCGCGGCCGGGATCGCCAGCCTGATTGTCGAAGCGGCCGATCCCGGCGCTGCATCGACCCCGGCGATCGGCGCGGAGCTGGTCTTCGCCAATCCGGTCGGCGGGGTGAATGCCCAGGCCAACGTCACCGTTGTGACCACCGGTGGCAGCGACGAAGAGGCAGACGATGCGCTGCTTGCCCGCCTGCTCGATCGCATCCAGCGCCCGCCGCAGGGCGGAACCGAGCATGATTATGTGCAGTGGGCGCTGGCTCAGCCGGGCGTGACCCGCGCCTGGGCGACCGGCAACTGGATGGGGGCGGGTTCGGTCGGACTGACCTTCGTGATGGACAGCCGCGTCAATATCCTGCCGCTGCCAGCCGATGTTGCCGCAGTCGAAGCTGCGGTAAACCTGCTGCGCCCGGTCACCGCAGAACTCTATGTCTTCGCGCCGGTTGCCCAGCCGATCGACTTCGTGATCCGGGCCTTGCCCGACACGCCGGAAAGCCGGGTCGCAATCCAGGACGAGCTGGCAGACTTCTTCGCCCGCGAAGCTGAACCGGGCGGGACGATCTGGCTCAGCCGGGTGAGCGAGGTGATCAGCCTTGCAGCCGGAGAATTCCGGCATGTGATCGAAGCGCCGGGACAGGATGTCAGCGCAGGCCCGGGCCAGTTGCCGGTGCCAGGCAATGTGACCTTCGTGACATGACGGGGCTGCTCGATCAGCGCCGCGACGCACCGGGCTATGCACAGGCCCTGCGCCAGCTGCTGCCGCCCGGTGTGGCGTGGTCGGCCCCCGAAGGCGGCACCTTTGCGGGCCTGCTCGACGGGCTGGCGGACGAGTTTGCGCGGATCGATGCACGCGGGATCGACCTGTTCGAGGAAGTCGATCCGCGCACTGCGCTGGAAACGCTGGCCGATTGGGAACGGGTCGCGGCGCTGCCCGATACCTGCACCGGCCAGCCCGAG